TGTATACGGATCTAAGGTTAGATTTGCAAGTACAAGTGAACCATCTGGTGCAGCTGGTGACAATGGATTCAGTGAAGAAGTTCCTTCAATGATTTGAAAATTCTTGTCCTTACTCAATATAAACTTATCTTTTCTTCCCATGTAGAAAGAATAACCACCCACAAACTGTGTCAGGTCATTTGGAAGATAAATTCCACCCGATGAATTCTGATATGAAAGTGTTGTTGTGCCATTATTTCTAGTTGGTCTAAAGTCAATAACATCTGTTAATCTATAAACGTTACCGGCTTTACTTGTATATGATCCAATATTTTGATAGAGTTCTGGAGAACTTGAAACACCACCACTAGATGCACCAAGATAAGAAAGTACAGAGAAGTAACCGTCGCCGCCGGCATGGTTGTAGTAGTCATAGAATACAACAATATCACCGCGAGGTCCATTAGAACCGGCAATCGGAGTAATATATCCATAATCATAATGGCTATCTTGTTGGCCATTGTTATATACGTATTGGTCTGTCACATCGTATTGTGAAGATGTTAACATTCCAGCAGTTAATGATGCACCTGGTATTAACGTATCAACAATCTTTTTTACTTTCTTAACGTCGCAAACATAGAATGATATTTTATTATTACCTGTTGCATTTGCGTATGAGATTTTCGTTTGACCCATTGTAGAGTCCCAAAAACATCCAGTTGTTCCTGTTACTGCTGTGGCAAATGAACTGAAAGCATTAGTATTTCCTGTTACAAGATTCTTGATCTTTAATATGAAAGAAGTTCCATCGGCATTTGTAACATTCATCAATGTAATTACGTCAACTGTTTGTGTTGCGTATGTTGAAGATGCAAATGCAACCGTTTGTTGATTATTTGTAACTGTTACAGTATTAGAACCAGCACTAAAATCTAAAATAGCACCTGTATTTGGATTTACAACCAAATAGTTTTGAAGTACTGATGCACCAGATAATGATCCTGATCCAATAAATTTTAAAGGACTGCCGGTAGTAACAGTCAATGATAATCCGGTGGAGGAATTAAAAGATACATTTCTCCAAGCTTGTGTTGTTGTGTAGTTTGTGCTAAACAGATTAGCAACATAAGGATTACCAACAGTGAATAACATTTCAGGTGAACTTGGGTTTTGTAGTATTGTTGCGCCAGTTGCCAGACCGTTTACTTTACCGGCCGAGTTGTTGACGTTTGTACTAGCCACTATAGTCGGCGCTGTATTTGTACCGGTGTTTCTAACTACCGATTCTATTGTTGTAGGATCAGGATTTAAAGTAAATGTTGTGCTTGTTGTTGGTGTGATTGTGAACGGAGGATTCACAAAGAAAGTTTTTGTTGTACCGGAAACTGTATAAGAAGAAATTGTTCTTTGATCCAGTATGGTTCCTGATTTGGCAGTTAATGCCATACCATAATATGCATTGGCAATCGTCGAAAAGACTTGACCGGAATCTACAAGTACAATCGAATTGGCAGTACTCGAAGCACCGGCCGTGTTCGCAAGAGAAAACATATTGATATCAGAAAGATATGTTTTAAATACCCATGTATTTGCCGCGCCTGTTCCACTAGAATAAATGAAGTTTCTTATTGCTGCTTGACCAATTAGAGTTGAGGTATATTTACCACCACTTGATATGCCGGAAAGAACGTTAGCTGCGGTTACGCAGTGAAGATCGACCGTTGGTTGTGTTGTGACATCAAAAAATCCGTTTGCGGTATCAGTATAAACATATGAACCATAATCAATGTAGACGTAATTTGGGTTGACAACAGATGCAGTTCTTGCTCTATCACTTGTCAAGGTTGTTTTTGATTGATTCTCAATACGATAACCATGTACGTAAGCGACACCAGGTCCAATGCTTAGATCATACATTGAAGAATTTCCACCGGCATTTGGAGCTGGTGTTAAACTGAAATCGTTGACAACATAATCGCCGTTAGTTTCATAATCTCTTTTGGCAAAGTAGTCATCGATAGCCGAATAAGAAGTTCCGTTTACCTGGTAAGCAATTTGGCCATTGACCACACGTACCAGTTCAATGAAGTTGTTGTCATTACCTAGCGTAAGTGGTAAAGTAGAAAGTGTTAAATTAATTTGATAACGATCAGCGCCTGGGGCCTGATAGTTTGACGCCCCTACTGCTGGGTCTAAGAGTGAAGAGTCATTAATGTAATCTACAATCGTCTCTGTAATCTGAAGTCCGACGCGGACCGAAGGTGTGTTACTGTACTTACTGAGAATCGTTGTTTGCGGATTCACCTGTACGAAGTTACCAATTGAAAAGTTGGTATAAGTGCCGTCGGCATTTGGTGTTGATGATTGTGAGTAACCATTTACAACATAGTACACGCCCGATGAAACGGAAGCTACTGAAGAATATCCTGTCGAACTTTGTGATACGGTAGTTGTAGAAACTGTTGCAGCTACGTTTGTTCCGTCAGATGGAACTATTAACATACCGTCGGTAAATTTAGCGCCACCTGAAATGTATGAAACGATCAGTGTTGGTGGATCTCCCGCGCCGGCTGTTCCTGTTGCTTCTGTTGTGGCAATAACTTTGGCAAGGATTACTCCAGTAGAATCTTGAATTACTTTGTTTAGAAAGTTGGCGGCAGTAATGCTTGCACCAGCGTATGTTGAATTCAATCGAATATAGTAACAATTTAAATTTGTTGTTACTTTACCACCACTTATTGGTGTATTTGTTGAAAAAATATTCTGTGCAAAATTAGAAATCTGGTTCTGAAGAATGGTTTGTGATTGAGTTAATTCACGCGCCTGTACAGCATAACCTGGTTTAAAAAGGATACGATGAAAATTCTTTGTTGGATCAAAGTCATCATAATATGGAGATACGTTAAAGTTCAGAGCCATTTTAGTCCTCTAATATCCAAGTACGAATTTAAATTGTTCTATGCCGTCAGAGCTTCTTTGAACGCCTGTTAGGTTTTCTATATATGAAACATATCCCGATTGAACAACATAATCAGGAGTTGTTGCAGACAACAATATTCTTGATGTTGTTGAAGAGTTACCAAAAACAGGAGCATTATATGTCAGTGATCCTGTGGTATTTATTAAGCTTAGTACTTCGGATGCAGGATCAAAATCAACAACTGTTCCAGTATACGTAGCGGCCACCAAACTAGATCCTTGAAATACGGTTTCTCCGCTAACGTACACACCAAAACCCGCGGCAACAATTAACTTCGTCGATGCATCATAAATAGATGAATTTGCAGGAAGAGGACTCAATGATTTTGTTGTTGGGTTTGTTATAATACCTGCCTGATAATATGTTATATCGGTAGGAACCATACCTACACCATTTATTGCTTCGTTACCATTAAACTCAACACTTACCATAACGTGATTGCAACCTAATTCGGACACAGGATCAAATCCATGGCCACCAACCGGAGATATGGGTGCAGTCGCTGTTGCGCCAGAACCTATACTACTATTCGCAGTAACTATGGTCACGTTGGCTCGATTATAATTTGATCCTGGTGTTTGAACAATGATATCTTGAATGACGCCATTGACTATTTGACCAACGTTTGCAGAAGCACCTGAACCATCTCCTGTTATCACAATAGAGATAGCCGAGTTAACAGTATCGTAACCAGATCCACCATTCGTGACATTGATTACGTCAATACTTCCCGTTCCTGATAAAGACGCAATTGGATTTGGAGTATTAACGCCTACAGCAATTGGTATCCAGTTATTGTCCATGAAATTAATAACGTCGCCGTCGGATACGGTGTAGATGTATTTCCATTTGTAACCATCAGTACTTTGGAATATATTGTTGGTATTGTATGAACCTGGTTGGAAATAAGGCATAACGGTTGACGCCGCACCATTATTATTCCAAAGACATTTAAATACTTGATTGTAAGTATTGAGTACATAGAACGAGTTAATGAGATAACCATTCACATCTACTGCAAACATATCAATTAGATCACTATAATATGCATAGATCGTTCCTGTGGTCCAATTTATTCTTTGTACTACTGGTGCAATATTACCAGTAGTAATAAGTTTTGCCGCGATAATATTCCTCATTGCTTGTCTCAATGAATACTGATCTTGAGTCGGAACAGGTGGAATTCCATTTGGCCAAGGAGTAACATTACCAATAAAACAATACAGGGAAGATAGTTGCACTCCCGATACGGTTACCACGGGAGAAAAGTAAACATCCTCTACAGAGGAAACTTTTGCGCCGTAAGTGAGTAGTGATTGATTTGTTGCCATGACTTATTTATTGCTCAAAATTAAGATGCTGAAATATAAGATATCACGCCACTTATTGTAAACGGCGTACCTATTCCACCAGTTCCTGTACCACCTGTAACCGGTTCATTTGTTAAAGATCCGTTGCCTGTGTTAACAGTTACATATAGCTGAGTACTGGAAGCTCCACTCGATACGTTTCCAGAAATATATCCCATATTGCCTGTTGATGGTCCAATTACTGAACCAACAATTGTAGTTATGCCTACTGTTCCCGCAGTTGTCGCTGAAGAAAACGGAAGGTTAGCAATCGACATATTACCAGAACTACCTGATGTTGATGCGGATAACGTGAAGTATGCAGAAACTTGACGTCCAGTTTTGACAAAAGATCCTGTATTAGCTGTATACGTTACAGTTCCTTGTGTTGTAAATTGTACGTTAGGTTTCCATGTTCCTACTGTAGATAACGTAGATGATACCGCATTTGCTGTAATTGTATTTGCTGTGATATTATTTGTTGTCAACCCTGTGTCAGATATTGTAACTACGTTTGACGACAATACGTTTGATCCAATTGGTGTCGCAGCAAACTGTATGAACGATCCTTTGTTTGTATCTGTATAATTTTCTGCGGCAACAAAATCTATTCGACCAACACCAAGAGGCGCATATCCTGTTGCGCCGTATCCGTTACCTGAAAATCTTGATAATACGTCACCGGATTGTGATGCTATGGGCGCAGCTGCATTTCCTCTTGCGTGGCGACCTGCAATCAAACTGTACGCATTACCCAATGCGCTATATGAATCTACAATAATTCTAGTTGGTGTATTGGCCAGACCAATAACCTGCATCATTGTGCCTGACTGAGATGTGGCCTGTGCTGCAAAACCAGCAGAACCATCAATTCTCATTGCAGATAATGTTGGACCAAATGTATTATTATTGACAGTAACAATTCCACCTGTCATGGAAATAGAGCCGTTCATCGTCAGTGTTTGTGTTGAATCGTTAATTTGAATGGTATTAGATGTAACAAGAACATTATTATTTGAATACATTACAGAGCCGTTTGCTTTACCATACCAAGGAGTTGGTGTGATGAATATCTGTAATTTTCCGTTACTTGAATTGTTATTCAAAACATAAGCAAGAGATACAACAGAGTTAGATCCAGTAGGTGCTACGTTTGTTGCCGCGCCTGGTGTTGTCGAGATATAGAGGGTATCACCAACACTAAGATTAGATAAATTTAAATTGTTCAGTATTCCTTGCGTATAAATTATTCCATATGCTCCAGCATTAATTGGATTTTTTACTACGCCAACCACTGCCGCATTAGCTGACGTTGTAGCATCAGCCAATTGAACGTATGGTACTGCATTTGCTGTTACTGAATTTATAAGTCTAACCCAAGAATTGGCTAGAATAGTTGATCCTGTTCCATTGTATACTCTTTCATAAAGAACTTTACCAAGAATAGGTCTATCGCCTGCAATATCAGTATCTTCAATAAGAGAAGTATCACTTGAAGAATACCATAATTGTCCATATGATTGTGTTGGTGCAGACGATAGAATATTCCATTGAATAGTGTTTGCAATAGAAGAGCCGACTACGTTACCATAGAGATAACCAGCAGTCACATTTCCTGTTGCAATTAATGATCCCGTATACACATTACCAGAATACACATTACCCGTAACAGATATACCGCCTGCAACCTGTATAGCACCTGAATTTATTCCTGTGGCGGCCGAGGTACTCTGTACAAGAAGTTCTGTGGATGCTGGAAATATGACGTCTGCAACGCCATCCGGATCTATCAGAAGATTTGAACCTGATCCTAGTGGTGTAGTGATTACGTTTGTTACAATATTACCTGTTGCATATAGATTACTTGTCGTGATGCTCGTGGTGCCGTTCATCACAAGTCCGGCATTAGTCATTTTAGCAACAATATTGGAATTTGTACCGCCACCAACAATAAATTTAATCTGCGTACCAGTTGTAGTCGTACCAAGAATTAGGTTACCACCAAGAAGTCCTGATGTGGTTCCTCCTTGAACATACAGATAACCATCTAAAGGAGAAACAGAGGTGCCAATATTATTATATTCAAAACCAGGTTGATAAGCAGGATTTGCTAATCCCAAGTCTAGAAAGTATGTTGAATCTGTTCCGTTGTTTGCAGTAATAACATGGTCGGCTGAACCTCCGCCATCTAAATTGACAAAGTTTGTTTGAACGTATGATGCACCGGACAATGAAAACTGAGCAATTGTATTTGGAAATAAACTTTGATTTTGACCGACAACTAAAGAAGTATTTGAGTATAGACCCGTTGCAAGAACTTTGGCTGAGTATGCGTATGTTGTTCCTGATACCAAATCAACACCTGCGAATATAGTATTCTGTGTGTTAGCTTGAATTACCGATCCAGCAGGAAGTTGTGAAATCTTTATTGTACTCATTTTTTACCCTAGTATGATTACTTGTCCGAGTTGCGTTGTTAGACTGTTACCTAATTCATCTGTAATTTCTGGTACATAACCTTGTCCCAACGGACCATATATTCTCACTTGATTATACGTTTGCAATGTTCCACCAACATTATAAGTCCTGTTCACCGATAATAATGAATTGGCGGTGGTTGTTGATATTGTCGATGATACCGATATTGTTCCGGCCGAAGCATTTACACCCGTTACAGTATAGGTACTCGTTCCTAGCTTTACAGTATCTCCAGTAAATACAATATCTTTCAACGGCAACGCTGGGTTTGTATATACACCATTATTCATGATGTTGTACGAACCTGTCAATGATCTTATATTTATGACAGAAGATCCAGAATTTGCAGAAACATAGGCAACGTTTGCATAGGTCAACCAAATATTATTGGTTAATATTACTTTACTGTTTGCATAATCGACGGTCTGAACAGTCGAGAAAACTGGAGGCCCGTTTGGCGGATTAAGTGATATTGTGTATCCAGGAACAATAAACGTTGCAATATTCGCACCGCTTAAATTGATAAATCTTACTATATTATTGCCGGCATTTGTAAAATCCGCTTGCATTGATGCTTGTGAATTAACGGTGCCCGTATAATAAGCTAGAGTATCGGCCGAGTTGAAAGAACGTGTGTTACTGGTATTAAAGTTATTATTACTTCTAATGGAATATCTACCAATTAATTGCATACCAGCTGGGTGCAATAGATTCAACAGTATATCTCTGTACCTTGAAATCTCTTTCTGTACAGTGATTTCGTAAGTGAAGTTATTATAATACGAACTCTGTAATACGTTAAACGCACTTGGTTGACCCTGAGAATCTAAGTATTGTCCTTGGCCAATTGTCAATCCATTCAAGAACTTTGCAGTAGCCTTGGCGTTACCGTCGCCATATGTTTTGACGCCGTTTGTATACGTAGGACTTCCATTGAAGAAGTTGTTTGCAGCATAATTGCTATTTACAATTGATACCGATATACTAGTATTAGAAATCTTAATTGGTAAAGTTGAATTAGGTAACGCATTGTAATTAAACAATCTTAAGTTGTATAAATTTTGGGACGTATTTGCAAAATTTTGTAAAGACGATACAGCTGCCACAGTTGCAATATACGATGCAGTACTGAGACTCGAACCTTGATAAGCCGTCTGTAGATTTAATGGTAAATTTAATGGGTTTGCATTTGTTATAACAATATCTTGTACTTTGAGTGACACGTTAGGTTGTGCGTCGTAGTCCTCACCATAAGTAAGAAGGTTGATTGTTGAAACTGAACCCGCACGGTCTACGGTGAGAGAGAACTGAGCGCCAGCGCCCAATACGCCTGGAACATAAAGTGATGCGTTAGATCCTGTTGATGTTACCACATTGACTGTTGGTATAGAATCAGGAGTGTAACCCCAACCACCATATGGATAACGAATAATATTATTTCCATCTGGCACTTGAACGTAGGCCACATTCATAATAGCGCCAGAAGAATTGACTGAGATTATGTTAGCCTGAGCACCAATTCCACGGCCACCAGTTATAGTTATCTTGTCACCAACACTATAGTTTTTTCCTGGATTTTCTATCTGTAATGGAGCCAAAATACCTAGTGCAGATAGATGTCCTATAATCGCAGGATTAGTAGTAGCATAATACGAGTTTGCAACTACAGTAGGGGGTGTTGTTATGCCACCTCCACCATTCTGCACGTACACCGAAGATATTGGATACGTTGGAAAACTTGCATATGTAAATGAATTGGCTAAACTTGTATTGGCATTTGATGTAAATTGTGATTTTGCTATGCGTCTAGTGGATGAATTAGTACCTACCACGTTTGCATTAACGATTACTGTCTGTGAAGTTAGCGGAGCAACATTGTTTATCGTAATAATATTATTTGATACAAGTACCACACTTGCGGTAAATGTAGCATATGCAAGATTTGCTCCTTGATAAATTGTTTCTCCGACTGTAAATGTGTTTGCAGTAAATGTTATTCCGTTTGACAACGAATTGTAACTTACCACATTAGAATTAATTGTAAAGTCATTACTACAAAATAGTGGAGTACTGACTATAATATTACCAGTAGTATTTGAAATGTATACGATGTTGTTAGTTGAATCAAGTGATCTGACTCTGGCGGAGAATGTATTTGATGCCAGACTCGGTCCTTGAAAAACAATATTGTTGGCAGCATAGTTATTGGCAGATACAGTCAAATTAGTTCCACTAATTAAAAAGTAGAAACTATTCGCAATCTTGACATTATTTGCCGAAGCAATTGAATCCAAAACAATAAAGTTAGCGATTGCAACATTAGAAGTATCAACACCACCGACAATTGCTATTGGTGCCGCAGCACCAGAATTCAAATTAGTAAATTCAATTGCAGTTGAATTATTAGAAGTTGGTGAATACGGCGTGTAACCCCGACCACCATACACTACGTTAATTTGTTGAATAGAACCTGAAGTTACAGAACCAACCTGTGCAGTAGCGCCAATTGGATTAGCTAGAGTAGGATTTAATCCTCCGTATATGACAACAGGATCTCCTGGGTTGTAAAACAATCCACGATAGGTATTTCCGTATTGATCTTTATATACGTTGATTTGACTAAGCTGACCTACAACTTTTGCCCGTAAATTAGAACCATTGATAATGACATCTTGATTTTGATTGTCAACTACACGAACAGTTTCACCTGAGTTAAATAATCTTTCAATATTTGATATGAATACTTCGGTTTTATTTTGTGCTAGCACCGAATTTTCTATGGTTGCAAATGATTTGGTTGTTTCACCTAATAATCTGTAGTTTTGTATTGATAGAAACCTTGGATCATCTGTTGCTAACTTGAGACTTCTTGATACATACCAACTACCAGCAGATGCCTTCAGTACTCTATCGCCAGTATTATAGAAATCAAAATCGGAATTATATAATACTCTAAACAAAAACTGATATGATGCCGGCGTACCCTTAGTTTGGTACAATTGTTTGGCGTATTTGATTGCTTTTCTTTTATCTAATAATGCTTCTTCTGGAAAATAAGGCAAAAAGTCATTGATGTAATATTTTAAAAAATCATCTAATGTATTATTAATATCAGAATATGCTGGAAGATTTTTTGATGCAAACGTTATGCCTTGATTATACGAATTTGCTGTTGTTGATGTTGTATTGGAAGTATTAGCAGATTCCAAAAATTCGTAATAGGCCTGAATAAAAGCTATAAAATTGGCGTAATCATTATTATCCCGAATAAAACCGGGCAGTTGTGACGGAATTAATAACGAAGTCTTTTCGTCGTTCTTTATCATTAGTTCTTAAGACTCAGGTTAACAATTACGGCACTTGGGTCATTAGGATCAATTGTTATGATTCTATTGTATGTAGAAGAAATTATTGTTGTTACTGGATTGGCTGTAATAGTAAGTTGGCCAAGTGAATTATCAATATTGTACGGACTAAATGAAGTTAATGTAATTGTTCCGTTGACGTAATCAACAATTCCTATATTTGAATTAAATACGGTTTTAACATATGTGTTACTACTATTCAATTTATAGTAAGATAGTCTTAAAGTTCCGTATTGTCCTTCAAGCGTTGCAACAGCCGCGCCGTTGGTGCCAGTTGTGTCACCCGTGGCTCGTGTAATTGACACAACGGCCTGTGTATAGTTGTTGCCGGCTGAAGTAACAGTAATTGCAGAGAGTTTTCCGTTTTGGCTTATAGTTGCTGCGGCTGTCGCACCCGTTCCGTCACCTAATATGGTAACTGTTGGTGGATATTGATAACTAAAACCAGGATTAATTATTGATATTGACTGAATTCCACCGACTGAAGATGGAACCTCTTCAATAAAAATTCCATCAATAATTTGAGAAGGTGTTACAGGATCAATGAACTGCATACCAGGTGTACTAGAAATACCACTAGACAATAGACCTCTTTGTAAAGGCGTATTATAATACAGTTTATAATTTGAAGAAGATCCTAGTGCTGGATAAAACTTTTTCTGTAATTGTATAGATACTTCGTTAGTATAAATTGACGGATCGGCAAATTGTATTGTTTCTATTAACTGAGATAAAGAAAATGTGGAGTTAAATGTGTTTAGTGTAGAAGTTCCAAATTTCTCAATTGACTGAATGACACTGTTTTGAATTTGGCCTGCTGACAGATTGGTTCTCTTTTGGTCATATACCACATTAGTATTTACTTTAACGTAAGTATAGTCCGGATCTACAAGTGTTGGTTTAACAGTCAAGACCGATATTGGTTTGATGATCGAATTTGTTATGACTTTCTTTTGCGTTTCGGTAAATGTGTATGATCCCGACGGCTTTAAAGAAATGAAAACTTGGCCATATGCCGGCGGATCATTTTGTTCTCCGCCCCACACGTTGACCGCATCAAAGGTATAACCTAGAGTATTTTGTTTAATGAGTGTGATATAATCATCAATCGTCACTGCACGGCCTTGCGCTGCATATGTTTTTGGTGCTTGGTACTTGATAGAGTCAATAGATTCTTGATTTGTACCGCCAGCTGCAGCTACAACAGGAATAACATTTGTTGTATAACTGCCAAGTGAGGTCGTGATTGCAAAGTTGTTAGCGCCTGCAGCCTCCATACCTGATGTTGTGAGATATGAAACGACCACTACGTTACCGTCGGACAATGCTTGTCCTATAATACCATCACCAAAATTGATTTGGTAATATCCAGAAGTCGCTTCTTCCAAGAAATAAACAGGAGAAGTTCCGTTCAGGCCCAAAAAGTTAACTGCTTGATTATATGTGGTAAATGATGTGCTGGTTGAATTTGTAAACACTTCGACCAGTAATGTGCTGGTGTCGATTGTTGAGTCAGGTAACGCAAATACAGCGCCTGGATTAGCCGCAGAACTGTAAGCAAACGTCAGAGTCACGGGGACACCTTGTTTCAACTCTACGTTTGTAAATGTAGCAGTTCCAGATGATACAGTTGTTGATAGAGTATCAACGGTAACAAAAGGATATGATTTTCCACTAACAGGTTCAGATAGAAATTGTGTGAACCGAGGCATAACGAGCGAACCAGCGGGTACTCCAGAGGCAATTACATCAACAAAGGCTGATGTTGCAGATGCTGATTTTGGTGTATAATTCAATAACTTAGCGTGAGAAACAACCGAACTACGTTGCAAGGCCGTATCGAGGAACATCTCATTGGCGACCATGTTCAAATAAAATGCATTGTATTGAGTGTTGTATACCAAAACGTCAATAAGAGTCGAGAGTGCAGAACCAGTAAAATTATAATCTTGAAAAGTACTTTGGCCTTGCAAGTACCTTATGAAATTGGTTTTAATATCGGCAAAGTCTAGATTAGTGACTTGAATGTTTGAGTTGGCGCCTGCCATTATCTAACCCTCTCTAGAAATACCGTTATTGATGTAGGTTGCACACTGTTTCCAATGAAAAAACTCATAGAAACATTGTATCCATTGTTGACGTAATCTTCAGTAACTAATACGTTATTCAATTTTGCTCTTGGTTCAAAATTGTTAATCACATCAGTTATTTCACGAACAAGGGATGTTGATGTGATGCCTGACATAGGTTCAAACAACAATCCGGTTACATTAGAACCAATACCTGGTTGCCATGGTCTATCATAAAAATTAGTAAGCAAAAGGTTTCTAACAGAATTGACTACAGCACGGGAATCCAAAACCAATGACACATCACCCGTAACAGGTTGAGGCATAAAGGTTAAGTCTATATCTGAATAAATGTTTGTTAGTGTATTTGTTGCCATCTTTTATTTATGTCTGGAGTAAAACGCTTTTTGGAACTCTTGGATACTGTCCAAACAATTTTGGGGCCGGAGCAAAAAATTTCAAATTTTCCAAAATCATTTGTTAATTCTTGAAATGAGCTTTGGCGTACCTATGTAATTATTAATTAATTGAGTTTCAGACTGACCTAAGCTACTAAAATTTCGAACCGAGTGATAATTGTTTATTAAAGTTGCCGTATTTTGAAAGAACCGCTGGTCATTTTGCGGAAAAGTCAATAATTTGTTGGCCAAAGCAGAAACATTGCTTTGCAAAGACTGTGCATTAGCAAGGTCTATGTTTGAGGACCAAGGAGTTGATGATGTATTGACAGAATTTGCCAGAACACTTGACAAGGTGTAAAATACGGTGTTTAAACTATTCAAAGTATTGCCTATCATTATACTTGTAAAATTTCCAAGAATAATTGAATTATTTTGCACCGATTGATCAGACATACTAATAATATATGTCGCTGTTTTACTTTGAGACATAGCTGTTGTATAATGTATCGTGGTTACATCATTACCAACAGAAGTAACGTTCGATTCTCGGTTTGTCACATATACAAAGGTGTTCGCATAAACATTTGCAATAGCTATTGCATTTGCAACCGTCTGTTGAATTAACGTATTAATTGTCGCATTAGTAGTATTTGATAATCCGTTTGTATTATAGGTTATGTAAGTGTTAGAAAGATTCCAGATTGCTTGTACTACATTTGCAACAGGGTTTTGAAAGTAACCACCAACATCATTATTGGCCATATCTTGTATTTGCCAACTATTCAATAATGGAGTGACTGGTGGTGTGGCCAATGCAGGTTTCACATATTGTGCGTGAACTGTTGATGCGGCCGCCAGTGCGCTAATACCTACGTTTGTTGTCATTACAATGGAAGAAAAATGAGTATTAACTTTATTTTGCCAGCTAGAAAAAGTAGCATCACTATTTTGAGTTGTAGATGCTGTCGATAACAAATTCATTTGCGAATTAACCGAGGCTGAAAATGGTTGAACAGCTATACTTGCCTCTGGATCATCAAATTTAAAACCTAATTGTGAATATAGACTCATTATATTATCTCCGTATCATTAAGCAGCAATCATTTGTGGCAACGGCGGCGCAGTTAGTCCGACCGGAGTCACATGAGTATGTGTATTGTAAAGTAAATTATTAATAATGTCAAAATGAAAAATTGAATTTGACAAACCAAGCATAGCCAAAGGAGAATTAACCATTGTAAGTGAAGATACTGGACCTGCTGCGGTTATACACGTAGGCACAGCAATTGGTAAACCTGCACTAACACCGCCCAACTCTGTTACAAATCCAAAAGGACCGGCCGACATTCCCATTATGGCATCCACACGATTTGCAACAACGGTATCCGCTCTCAAACCCGCCCAGCAGTTTAAGTCTCCGTCAATTTTAACATAACCTGCACTAAGTCTCAAACTTCCTAACAGACCATTACCTGCATTGATATTCATATTTCCAAGGGAAGTAATTTGCGATAATTTTTGGCACACTAAAGAATAATTTCCTTTAACATTAAGTTCATAGTCTCCATCAACTTGTTCTATTTTATTTCCTTGATGATGTATTTTTGCGTCACCTACAATAGTCACATTCAGTTTACCATTAACGATCATATTTTTGTCTTGCAGAATTATTTCATAACCGTCTCCAACCACTTTATATACCACATCGCCGTTTGGAGTCCATTCAACAAATGAACCAACAGGATTTGAAGAATTGATTGAATTATTTGATGATGTACCTTGTGTGCCATTATTAAAAGCCGGCGCTCCCGCAGTTATCTCATCAGGCCCACCGTGTTGTATTCTTATTCTTTTACGACCAGGTGAATCGTCTAATTCAAATAAATGGCCACCATCTGTTTGTGTCACATGGTTATATGGATGTAATGGAGGATAATTAGTATTTGCAGCCGAAGGAGGCTCATACCATAAAGAAGTAAAATCGGGTTTATTTGGATCTGACGACATACTATTTTCCTTTAAGGGTTACCGTTTCCACTACCAATGCTGTTACTATTTTTAGCAGGAACATTGTTTTGCGGTTGTGAATTAACACTCGATAATTTATTTGTATTATTATTATGAACTACATCAACTAAAACGGTACCTAAAGTACCCAATGTTGTCACTGCACTAGGAGAATTTGGATTACTAATAGTATTATTAATAGCAGCTGCTAACGATGGGTCAAGATTTGAACTACGGGAAGAAATACTGGACTGCACTCCGTTTATAGTACTTTGAAAAGTATTAGTAACTGAAGCTTTTATTGAATCTATAGTATGCGTTATTGTGCCTTCAACTTGACCTGGTATTGATTTGATTTGGTTTATTGATTGATTTAAACTATTTTTGAATTGATTCAAACAACCTATAACCATATTAATTATTTGTTGAGGCAAACTTAATATCCATTTAATTAAAGCCTCAACATCTTGAATAAAGTAAACCACAGACATAACATCTTCAACCACTTGCGCTATAAAATTTACGATATCTTGAATATCAGCAACCAAATGTTTTACTTTGTTAACTGTTATAGAAACTAAACCGGTTCCGTCTAAACTTAATCCTTCTTGAAGTGCTTTAAGTGCCGTAAATATTGCTTTCATAAAATCTTTGACTAGATAAGATAATACTTCGGCTGCTGAATTTTTTGCCTTTTTAATTGCATCGGGTATTGCGGCAAATAATTCAAATAAAGGTCCCAATCCAAGATCCAATTTAACCAAAAAATTGAAATCGCAACTATGCACAAGATTATTGTTCATGTAATCAATTGCAGAATCAGTTAATACACCTCTTGCTGTCTGAGGTGTTGTTGGCACACCTAATGTTTGTGCAATTCTAGTGAATACAGAATTTGGAGTATTTGTTACAGAAAATTTTCCGTTTACTGTTATCCAGTTGGCATTGTTAACTCCAAAATCAGGAATTTTTGATGCCAAAGCGGCTGTATCTATAACTATAGGAGCAATATCAACAGGTGTTAAATTGGGTACTACTGGATCTGCCATTTTTTTAACTCTGTTTAAGTGTCGTTTCTAAAACCAGGTATCATGCCCCACATTATCGGTTGTTGGGCTGATTCACCATCTAAAAAGAATCCTACAACCAAATCTTTTTGATTAGGTGTAGGTGCTGAAAAAGTTTTTGTTGAGTTTGTTGGATATATTGACAATGCCCACGGCAAGTCACTATCCGGAATATTTAGTTGAGACATGGGATCGTTTGGATCGCCATGAAATCCATATATGCGTACTTGGCATCGACCTATACCTAATGGGTCAGAAGTGTTTACTATTTTTCCAATCCACCAAGTAAATCCAGATTTACCTAAAAAATTACTCTCATACATACTAACTTCCTAATACAGTTGCGTCAGTTGAAGGTGTTGTATAGGCCTTCGATACAGAATCCGTAATACCTTCGGCGATGCAATGATATTCACCTTTAGAGTTAAATTGGTGTTTAACTGCCGACACCAAATACTTACCTGTGTAATATACGTCAACACTAGCAGTTTTATCTTCATTTATTCTAGAAGAAGGTAGATTCAAATAAATTATTTTACCTACTGAAAACCCAATATCTCCAGGTATTGTAAACTGAACTCTAATAGAGTGTGCCAAAGGTATTTGCGCTGTTCTATTAGGTATATAAGTTTCCACCGCAATAGAAGGAACAATACTATCTAAACCTTTTTGGTTACTTTGTATTGGTGTGTATGTTGTTTCTTTTGAATTTCCAGTCAATACTTTGACCACAGCATCAGAACTCTGTGATACCGTTTTTCCTAATCTATTTTTCATTTCTATAGCAACAGGATTTCCGTTAAGATTTTTTGCTGAAGAGAAATAAGAAGGAGTGCTAGTAGAACTATCGTTATAATTAAATATGGTTGTATTTGAAGTACGCAATAGTGGATCAATACTAATCAATTTGTTTGCATACATTCCGTCACTAATTCCCTGCATTACATCACTAATTTGAATATATTTATAAGCTAATATGGATCTAAGTCCTGCCTGAAAACCCAGCTGATTTAAATTCTGAGTACTATAACCATAAGAACTATAAACATTATCTGAGTATATTGATTGTATTGATCTAAAATTAAATCCAGTACTGGACGATTCATAAAAAATCATATCGGCACCAGTATAATTGGTTGGTCGCGCATAGATTGACAACCAGTTGATTGCTTCAAAAGGTTTGATATTAGGAACAATAAAAGAGTATTGGCCTGTTGTATCTTCTATTTTGCCTATCTTAGTTGTTTTTAATTCGTCGGTCAATATAGATTTAATAACATCGGATATCATTTTTTTCGGATAAGATTTGGCTATTTTGATTTGTTCTGAAAGTACATTTTCTTCCGAACAAAAATAAAGAACATAACCTTCTCGATTATTAGTTTGAGACATTCTTTCGCCAATCTTATAGACTCTAAAAATTTTTGTTATTATATTCGGATCATCTTCACCAAACTTTGCCAAAACAATTCTTACATAATTAAATCCAGTCAAGTTTAAATTTTCTATCATACCCAAAGCATCTACTAGAAACACATAACCTGACATTGTAGATTCAAAAAGGTTTTCAAAAATTCCAACCTCTCTATACGCCTGTAATAAACTTACTTTTTTGTCGGTTTGTTTATGTAGATATAATTCAAGAGCCAGTACTCGGTACTGTTCTGGTTTATTAATATCTCCACCCTGCACTAAATTTGCCATGTTATCGGCCTAATAAAGTTTTTAATTGCGATTTTACAGTCGGTGCATAAGTTGAATTAATAAGATTTATATTTCTTTTTGATTCGTTCATTTGATATTCATAATCGTATGCAAAAACAGGTTGAGTGTTAACTGTTATGGAAACAATATCACCTGATGGTAAAGTGGCGCTCGTTGTACCTGTAATTGTATTGGCAAACGCAGCAGCATCTATTATTGTTGTAACAGGATTAGAAGTACCGTATAATAGATCAGTCGTAGTCGTAGTCATAGTATATTGTATAATTTGTCCTTGTGCGTTTGCCAAGGAACCATACTTATCAACAATATACGAATTAAAATTTTGATAGGTTAAAGGCCAGTCCCACTGAGGATCCAGCAATTGGTTTGCAAACATAACCAACCAAAAATCATCTACTGTTCCATAATACTTTGACGCAACTATTTCTGGAGTATCACCTTCTTGCAATTCATACGAATAGAAAAGAAGTGGATTAGCCAGAAGTTTAGGAATAATATTTGCTCTCACCAATAGATTGGTTAATAGTAAATAGTTTCCGTTAAAGTCTGTGTACTGTATTTTAGGTAATTGTTGAAAATACTTCATTAGAATCCTAGAGTAACTTCTGATTTAGTAACAATAGTTGTTTCTTTAAACTGTAACGTCATTCTTATTTGTGTAGGATTTCCGTCGGTAAATGTTGACCATCCGTTAGGCGCATAGTCTACCGCAATATTTTCTAAAACACAATTTCCTATCCTATGTATATTGTTATTCTCGTCCCAACTATTTGATTTTGGGTTTAAGTATAGAAATTGAATATTAAAAGATGACGGTATAACAAAAGCAAGACCTGCAGCTATGGAATTTATGTCGGTGTTGTTTATTGTACAGTTATCTGTATTTAAAAAAGATCCTAAAATTTCTGGTGCAGCATGAAACTTAAACATTCTTATTATATTCTGAACGGCTGCGGATTCATTTGGATTTTTAGGACTGAACATAAACTCAAATTGAAATTGACGTAAACCAATTGACCTGAATAGTAATTGAACGTTAGGATTTACCGCAACGCCTAGGCTTTGTGCTTTTGCTGCTGTGGGATAGTAATTTCCAATTCCTGTTTGTCCCGCGCCGAGTAATCCTAAAGCCGACCAATCTATTGTACCTTCAGATGAACCAGAAATTTTGTCAAAAGCAGTTGCTACCATTTGACCTAATTTATTTAATTTAAATTCAGCTATACTGACATCATCATAATGTGCGTCATATGATTCGGTCACTGTATCAGGCATATACAACGTGATAGTAGAAGCTATTCTTGTTTGATTTGCTTGTTGTTCCTGAGCGTAAGTTCCAACAGAAGAAAAATTTGATGATTTTGTACCACCTGCAATTCCTGCAATAGAAGGATTATTTGTTCCTTCTATTACTCCTTGAAGATTGGAATCCCAGACAACTTGTTCAAATACGGCACTACTAGTTACATTAGGAACGTTAATGTAAAATTTAACTGCATGAGGATATAAGTGTCCTTCAGACACACCAGAACCAATACTTTCTGGATATGTAAGTTGTGGAGCCGTATATTTGTTGCCAATTAAACTGGCTGTAGGCCCATTCGTTACCGGTGCTGCGGCCGCCCGAGGCCCCTGATACAGCGCATCCGTTTTGATCAATGGATTAACTTGTGTAGGCGCATCAGCCATTTTATTTCCTTGCTAAATAAGAGCTCTTGTTGAGTTATTTATATGGCATACTCAGGTCGTTTTACACCAAAGAATCCCTCTAAGTATATGGGAGATCACAAAAACATCATTTATCGCTCTTCATGGGAGTGCCGGATGATGGATTGGCTTGATCGTAATCCATCAATTCTTGCGTGGAACTCAGAAGAAATTATTGTACCTTACAAATCACCTGTTGATGGCAAATTTCATCGATACTTTCCCGACTTTTTGGTTAAAGTACAGACCAAAGACAATAAAACCAAAACGTTGATGATAGAAATTAAGCCAAAAAAACAAACGGCTCCTCCAGAACCACAACAAAGAAAAACCAAAAGATACATAACCGAAGTAATGACTTATGGAGTCAATCAAGCCAAATGGGCAGCTGCTAACGAGTTCTGTCTTGATCGGGGTTGGGAATTCAAAGTCATGACAGAAGATCATCTAGGACTATAACTAAATACTCAAATGGCATCAACACTTACAAATTTAGCACAACAGAAAACTGGAGCACAGCTACAGTCAATGTCCCAACAATCATTTAAGTGGTTGGGTCAGAAGATTGCTGCGCTCAGAAATCCAGGAAATATCCCATCAGCAATTAGTCGTGAGGATTTCCGAAAGGTCAGTCGATTTGCAATTGGAAGTTTGTACTATTTTTATTACAACCCGATAGGCAAAGATGACTTGCCATACTATGATAGGTTTCCGTTGGTACTAATGCTCGAACGGTATCCGGACGGTTTCTTAGGACTCAATCTTCATTACTTACCACTTAAATATAGAGTGGCATTTATGGATAAACTCATGGATTACGCCACCATGACACCTGATAATGAGATTAAGAAGATGCGTGTCACCTACGAGATCCTGAACGCCTCCAGACGGTTCAAAGAGTTCAGACCATGTATTAAACGTTACTTGACCTCGCAGATCCAATCAAAGATCCTGATGGTCCAGCCTAACGAATGGGACATTGCGGTATTCTTACCAATACATCAGTTTAGAAAGGCAAAAGCCGAACAGGTATGGGAAGATTCGGTAGAACAGATAAGAAATGTTGCTCCATCAGCACAAATAAGGAACGATTAGAATGGCAGGTAGCATTAACGATTTTAGGGCAAACTTTATAAACGATTTGGCTAGACCAAGTCGTTTTGATGTTCAAATTATACGAGCGTCTAGCTTTATGACGTTTAGCTGCGAAACTGCTGAGTTACCTGGAAAAACTCTTGTAACTCACGATCAAAGAATATATGGAACTATAGAAAAGTTTCCATATCAACATTCGTACAATGATATCAATTTAACTTTTATTGTTTCCGAAAATATGCAAGAGAAACAATTCTTTGATGATTGGTTGATGTCCGTTGGATCTCATTCAAATAATTTTAATTTTAATTACAAAGATAATTATGTCAGTGATGTTGTCATAACGCAATACGATCAATCAAACAATCCATCATACATTGTAAATCTTATAGACGCTTATCCAATTGCCGTTAATCAATTAGATTTGGATTGGAGTTCAGACGGACATCATAAATTAACCGTAGTTTTAGCTTATACATATTGGACAACAGGATCATCAGCACGCAGACCTGGTATACCATTAGCAGTATCATCGTTTAAACCGCCTCTCATTGCACCTTTTAAAATTGATATACCAGATGTTCCACCCAAAATCTAAATAATTTTTTGAATTGAAGGAGTTTTACAATGGCTTTGCCAAAAATTGATTCGCCCGTATATGAAATTGATCTGCCTCTATCAAAGAAGCATATTGCTTTTAGGCCGTTCTTAGTCAAAGAGCAAAAGAACCTGTTAATGGCTCTTGAAGCCAATGACCTTGAGACGATGAATCTCAATGTCAAACAGATATTGAATAATTGTACTTTGACAGAAGGCGTCAATATTGATAGTTTACCAATTGTAGATATTGAATACTATTTCTTGCACCTCAGAGCCAAATCAGTTGGTGAAGTGGTCTCTGCAAAGTATCGTTGCGAGAATATTGTTGAAGATAAAAAATGCGGCAACATTATGCAGTCTGATATTGATTTGCTCAAGATTGAAGTTACCAGAGATAAGGAAATTAAAGACATTGTACAGTTAAATGATAAAATATCAATTAAATTGAAATATCCACAATTTAAAATAATTAAAGAAGTCAGTGATATTAAAACAGATAACATTGCAGACATTGCTCTCTTGATGATGGTAGATTCTATTGATTGCATTTATGATGGCCAACAAACCTTTTATGCAAAAGATAGTACAAGAGAAGAACTAATTGAATTTCTTGAATCTCTTAATAAGTTTCAATTTAACAAGATACAAGAATTTTTTGAGAATTTACCAAAGTTAAATAAGACTGTTGACATTAAATGTTCTAAATGCGGATTTGAGCATACGGTGCAATTTGAGGGACTAGAAAGTTTTTTCGACTAACCTTTCGTCATGACAATCTGAGTAATTACTACACGACAAACTTTGCATTGATACAGCACCATAAGTATAGTTTGTCAGAACTTGAAAACATGATACCGTGGGAACGCGATATCTACGTGACTTTATTGATCCAACACATTGAACAAGAAAATGAGAAGATCAAACAAAAGAACGCAGAGAGAAAGGCTAGACGGTAATGGAATCAAGATCACCCGAATATAGAAAATCGAGACGTATACGAGGAACCGGCCTTCTTAATCAGATTGCCGGTAAACTTGTTGGTGATGAAAAGCAATCTTTGGGTGATGCACTAAAAGAATCTATCTCAGAAAAGGCGAAAGCAACCCTCACCGGATATAGAGAATCTCTTGATCCACTTAGTATTGTCAAAAGAATCACCGGAGATTCAGCCCTTGCCGTAGTATTAGTCGGTAGAATGTTGGGTAGAAGTGAGGAAGATATTGAATACTTTTCTGGTATTTCTTCTGGTAAGAAAAAGAAAAAGAACCCACTCAAGGTTGATAAGGCGTATACGCAAGTCAGACCTATAAGAAAGAACGAACCTTTTGCGGATGCTTTGGGTAAATTATATCCACTATACCAAAAAATAATAGAAGATGAAAAGTTAGAACAGGAATTAAAAACCGATTTTAACAAAGAAGAAGAAGAACTAAAAGAACATCGACATAAAGAAATACTTGATGTTCTAAGGGGTGTTGTCAAAGAAGAAAAGGGTGCTGGCAAAGAACGCATCAACAAAATTTTTAAAGATATTGCAGGTAAAAAAGAAGATAACATTGTCGTTTCTGCCATCAAGAAAGTATTTGATCTTGCTAAAACTGGAATTGAAACATTTGTATTAGGAGATGTTGGAGCCGCGGCTGCTGCGGTTGGTACGGCTGCTGTTGTGGTTGGTGGTGCCGCTGCTGTATCAACTATAGCGGGTGATACTCCTACTGATAGTTCAACTCCAAATAATAAAAACATGGCTGGCAAAAATCGAGAAACGATTATTGGTGATGAAGTTAGAAAAGGCGGAACAATTTCTTGGAGAAATAACAATCCAGGAAATATTCGACCAAGTGCCTTTGCAACAAAACACGGTGCCATAGGGCAGAGCGGAGGATTTGCAGTATTTCCAACATTAGAGGCTGGAGAAAAGGCAAGAAAAGATCTGTTATTTCAAACTAATTCATACAAGTACTTAACAATCACGCAGGCAATTTCCAAATATGCGCCACCAAGTGAGAATCCGACAGCAACGTATATTGCGAATGTTTCTCGTTCCGTAGGAGTTTCTCCTGATACCAAATTGTCCGATTTAAATCCAGCTCAACAAGACAAAATGCTGGCGTCGATGAAACAGATTGAAGGATTTAAAGTAGGCAAAGTAGAAAAATTACAGACTCCTTCTGCCGAAGATACAAAACTGGCCCAAGTACCAGAAAAACCACAATCTAGTGGCGTGACAGAAGTTGCATCTAATACTTCAACTTTAACGCCTGCGACCACAACGGCATCGTCAATTCCAGCAAAAGCAGAATCACCAAAAGCCGAACCACCAAAAGTTGAGCCACCGAAAGAATCGGCTGCGGCCGTTATGCCAGTTTTGACACCAAAAACACCCGCACCAAAAACGGAGACAACGAAGATTGCCTCGGTGCCAAAAGTTGATAAAAAGATTACAGCCTCGCCTTTGCCTAGTTCTGTTATATCTGTTCCTAAAACAGAAGTTGTTTCTGCTTCTGTTGATATGACACCTGCCGCAAATCCATTGGCAGCTCCGCAAATTGGTAAAGTGATTAATATGATATCGTCAAATGTTCTGTTGGAAAAGAAAGAGAACATACAACAAGGCGCTCATATGTTATTTGTTTCCGTTAACAATACATACAATCAGAGTAACATAAACAAATCATCTTTTATAAATCCATCACAGGATCCATTACAATTGTCCGTAAACAGAGTTTCTTTAAATGGCTGATAAAAAACTATCAAGTGCAGAAGCAAGAGCAGTCAGAAACTCAAGTCTTTCTGATCTAATAGCTTCTAAATTAATGACCAACGAGAGCATTGGCGAAGCTCTCAAATTGGCTATTGACCAAAAGATACAAGGTCATGCCAAAGGAATGAAAGAGAAGTTTAACATTCTTTTTATTGCCAAAGTATTGACCGGTGGAAAAATTGATACTAGGATTCTTGCCAATATTCTCGGTCTTAACATGGATGAGACTGGAAAAGGAAAAAAGGTCAAAAAAGAAAAAGTATCCGAAGTAAATGATACGAATATTAAGAGTACCGAACAACTCAAACAAGAAACAGAAGAAAAAGAAAAAGCCAAAAGAATAAGAGAAGGCGAAGAAGAGAGTCAAGACGTACAAAAAACTCTTAAGGTCAAACAAACAGGACGAGCCACCCGAGTCAGAAAAGGAGATTCGGTATCAGACGTTTTATCAAAAATTTATACAATACTTCAAGATTCTTTCGACAAGAAAAAATTAGATAAAGAACTAGAAGATGATTTTCGTCAACAGAGAAAAGTAGATGATGAACGTAGACATAAAGAATTTTTAGATGCTCTTCGAAAGGCTTTCAGAAGTATAGTTGAAGAAAATGAAAAAAACTTAAAAGAATTAGCCAACAATATGGGTGGCGGTGGTGGTAATCCTATATGGAACTTTATTAAAGATAGCCTAGAAGATATATTATTATACAGATTCTTAAGAAATCTACTTAAAAGATTTCCTAAAGGACTACCGAGTATTCCTGAAGTTAAACCGCCGGTGACTGAACCAGTGCCGCGTTTGCCGGCACCAGAAACACCTTCAGCTCCTTCTGGAACAAAAGCATTACCAGCGCCTGAGCCTACTTCAGCAGCTCCCACTGGAACAAAAGCATTACCAGCACCAGAAAGAACTCCTGCTTTGCCAAGTAAAGGCGCGCCTGTTTTAGAACCTCCTGTAAGTGCAACGGCAAACGCACCCAAATTAACGCCAGCACCTACTGGTGGTACTACTATTGAGATGGGAAAAGGTACAACTGGAAGTTATACAGAAGTTAAGGGATTTTCAACTGCAACACCTAGACCAACAGTCGCATCATCTAAAGTTGGAGTAACAGCAACAAGAATATTAACTCCACTTGAAGAGTTTTCTCCTGGAATTGCTCTTGTTTCTAGGACTTTAGGAATAGCTTCTGAAGCGGCTGGGCCTCTTCTTGCAGCTCTACAAGTATATTCAAAAGTTAAACAAGTTAAGAATGAAAATGAGTACTTAGACAAATCATTAGAATATGCTGCATTGACAGGAGATACAAAACCTTTACTCAAAGCCGTAACTATTATTGAAGAAGTTGCACATCAAGATCAAATAGAGGCAGCCAGTTATACAACAGGCGCTGCAGAAAAGATTCCAGAAATGGAAATGGATTGGGAATTAAGTAAAGATGAAAAAATAAAAACAAGCCTCGAACAAGAACTTAAAAAAATACCTAAACTAAGAGAACAGTTAAAATTAAAAGCTGTTGCAATCGCAAAACAAAAAGCGGATAAAGCAGCTTCAGATGAAGCTTCCGCAAAAGCAGCAGATGTCGTTAAGAAAATGGATATTCCTTTTTTGAGACCTGTCACGCCTGATTTTATCGGTAAATACATTAACGATAGATCAAAAGAAAATGAAGATATGTTGACTGCTCCAAGAAGTAAGGATAATCCATCAACTTCTGCCGTGGTACAAAACAATACGTCAGGTTCAACACAACAGATAACAGAACTTACGCCGGCTAGTCCAGTGAATGATGAATCTACTAAAAATAGAACGGTAAAATCATCAACTAGAAGATATTAAAAAGAAAACCCACCTTTCGGTGGGTCTCTTTATTCATAACAAAATAGAAGATTACTCTTCCTCAGCCAACTTTGAGAAGTAGGACATATCATCGTCCTCTTCGGTCGAACTAACAATTGCCTCCACCTGTTCAACGGCCTTCAACTTAGGCGCAGCCGCCTTGATTGTTTCTACCGTTGTTTTTGGTGACGATGTACCAAGAACCTTTTCTAGACGATTCTTAATCTGATCGTAAGACTTAAATTCCTTGTCTGCAATCTGTTCAGACAAAGAACTCTCTGACTTCCAAATCTTCTCCAACTCGCCGTCATCAGACAGGAGAGGTGCAGCAGACTCGAACTCAGACTTATCATAGTTCTGATATCCCTCGACCTTACGAATCTTCAACTTGAAGTTAGCACCAGTCCACATATCAAATGGATTGATTGCCTTCTCATCTTCAAACTGAGGGTTCATAGCCTCGGTGATCTTATCAAATATTTTCTTACCAAACTTGAACAGCTTGATAGTACCATCGTTCTCTGGATGCTTAGGATCTGAAACGATATACACGTTAGCGATATAGTTCAGCTTACGCTTGCGGGAACGAACGATGTTCTTATTGGCTTCGATGCCAGTATTCCACAACTTGTTGTTTTCTTCACAGACAGGGCATGGTTGACCTTTGGTCGTCAGGCAATTATCGATTAACCAACCACCTGGTCCTTGAAAGCCGTGAGAGAACAACTTGACCCAAGGTAAAGCGTCCTCGCCATCGACGGCAGGAGCAGGCAGGAAACGAATTGTTGCCATACCATTACCTGACTTATCGACTTCAGGACGCCAGAATTTTTCGGACTTATCCGAATTTTCCGACGATGAATTAAGTTCTTTGATTTTGGCTGATAGTTTGTCAAGATTCCCAGATTGGGACTGACGCTTGAGATTAGCAAATGAGCTCATGGATGTTTTCCTTATTAACGGAGTATTGAACGGAATGTGAACGGTTTATTTTCACGTATATCATAATATCATAGTATTTAGTCGGTGTCAAACGTATTGGCGCAACTGTACCAGCGTGTCTGCCCAATTCTTATGCCATATACCAATCCCACCTTTCTCTCTCCAATCATCTATGATACTTTCGGTATCGTCAATAATGATAGTAGTAGGATTGGCATAAGCTTGTTTTAGTTTTTTGCCTGGTACAAAAATAGGATTAAATGTGATTGCGTTTTTATGCAACCAAATCATTTTCTGTTTTGAAATGGCCTCGTAGTATTCTTGGCGAGATGTAGAAGAAAGAATCTGTGTAGGTACAGAACACTTTCGGAGAAATTCTAATCCCATATCGGCATCTGGCATTTTATCCAGTTTAGAAAAACCATCATTCATAATGAGTTCGTGAAACAATGGACGAAACTTCTCTTGCTTCTCAGCAACTTCTGGATCCATTCCGTACATGGAATTATAATATTTTCTAAAGTCGGCAATCACGCCGTCCATGTCCAAATAGATACAACTGATTTTAGATTTCTGCACTTTCTTTTACCTTGTGTCTAAGAATTTCTTTACACTTCTGTTCCTGATATTGAACAAACGGAGTATACTTTAAGATTCTCATCTCATAGTTTGGCCAAATAATATCGTCTTGAATCTTTTCTTTCCACATTGGTAGAAAACCCATGATCGAATTCATTATGACCAACGTTTCAATACAAATGTTTCCTTCCATAAGTTCCATTAGTAATTTTGGATACCCATCAGAAACACGAATCAAGTCTACAGGCTTATATTTATCGAACAAACCGGTAAGATCATTCTCAAACTGATAAGTTAAAGACTGGTTTCTTTTTTGCCATGACTTATAGTTTTCTTCGCCTGTAGAAGTGGTCATATCTCCAACCCACTTACCATTATCGGCAATGAAGTTAGAGATATAAAAGTTTTTTAGATCTTCAATAGGGTACTTTCTGGACAATCTATAAAAAGAATATTTGTCCTTGCGTACAGAGAAGGTCTGTTTTGATACGTTTGTTTTGCCGTTATATTTGATATAATCATAACTACCAGAAAAATGTAGTTTCAGACTATGATACAGGGCAAACGCAGCGAAGCCCGTGGTGTCATTCATACTGGCAGTCGAGCAGATCCTTTAATCATATTGAGTTCTTGTGCCTCTTCTTTCAGCCGACCTTTGAGGGCCTGCGATAACAGAGTACTAGCAACTTCAACTTCCATTCCTGTTTTCTTACAATGTTCTAGTATTGCTTCTAGTTTAGAACATCTCAATTCATAGGACAATTTCTCTATCAACAAACTAAATTGTCTGATTTCTTCTTTGTTCGGCATATCATCTCACTTATAAAAAATATGTTCGCCAATTCGCATTATCTGTTTCAATTTCCAATCAGGATGTACATAAGAAGCATGATAATACATAATGTTCTCATCGTGAATAGCTTCGTGTATGACGGGCTCAGTCAGTGCCCTTCGAGCAATCACTTCGGCTTCTTGCCACTCGTATCTGTTGACGAGCAAAGACTTTACAGACTTGCACACCCACGAAAATTGGCATACACCATTATTCTTTTGTTTGACAACAGAACACACATCAGATGGAAACACACCCGAGTTTACACGGTTAATCGTGACTTGTGCAACCGCTAACTTACCTTCATATGGTTGATATGAAGCTTCATAGTAAATATTTTCGGTCAAGCAAGTTAATTGCCTATTAAAATCTCTCGAAACACTTGCTTGAACTGTTTCTTGTCCTAAAATTCTTACCCGCGGTATCAGGTAAGGAGTATAGATTAGTGCAAGCGATAGAGAAACTATTATCGCACTTTTAAGTATACTTTGTTTCAAAACTTATCTTCCTCTTCGAGCGGCCGCCTCTCTAATTTGGCTGGCTCTTTTATCAAGATGCTTCTTTACAAGAGCGCGTGTCTTGACTTCTTTAGTTGTCTTTCTACGATATCTGTCAGCCAAAGGACTGTGCGGATGTGCATCAGATATCTTAGACAAGACTTCTTTAAATCCGTCATCGGTTCTTGAATCAAAACCAGATACAGGTCGGCCATCATATACAAATGCAGGCGCAGTCTCGAAGTACCGTTCCAATTCTGGATGGTCTGCTTTGAACGCATCATACTCACTTATACGAATATCGAAACGTACAATTTTTCCTGTCTTATCTTTAAATGAATATTCCATACATTTCTTCCTATTATAAAAATTGGTGGGTTATTCTGTTACCAGGAAACCCACCGAAACCCTGGAATACTACACCGCTATTAGGCGGCTAGTGCCATGTCGTAATTGCTATCATTTGCATTTACATTTTTTGCGCTGTTTAAGACAGTCGCCTCTCTGGTAGCCCTTTGACTATTACTCATCCTGTCGAAGCCTGTCACCCCCATCAAAAAGACTCTTTAAGAAATGATAATATAAGTTTACCGCTGAGGCAATGCCCAACAGATAAACCCAATGCCATTCTTCAAACATAAAAATCCTTTTGGTGGAGGTGGGGGGAATCGAACCCCCGTCCAAGACGCCTTTACTTAAGAGTTTACTACCATTATTTTTTCGATAACTTGTTTGACGCATAATCAATCAATATCATCGGAATCAATCCATGTATAATCAATACGAACGCAACTTTCCAAGCGAACCATAGATGTTCAAAATACCCTTTGTTTATCTCTTGAAGGTGTTTGATTGTCATCAATTATTTTAGGTACGAGGCAATATAAATTATTACCGCAATAACAATTATTGACAACGCCAAGGTTTCTACAATATAAGTATACATTTATTGGCCTCATATGTCAAGTAATAAAATTATTTATGCCAATTGCTTATAATACTGTATGTATTCGGCTAGCGTGTCGATGTAACTGTATGTTTTTTCCACAAATAATAACGGTTCACTACCATCAACTGCCATAATGATTACGATCTGGTCGACTGGTGTGCCAACCATTTCTTCGATCATCATGGCATATGCCGTACATTGGGCAAAATAATCAGTAATATCTTCCTTTCTTTTTGATCTGGAAGAAGTTTTGAAGTCGATGATAGATAATTTACCATCAAATTCGGCTATTACGTCACATCGGCCTGCCATTTCTATTTCTTTTGAGAACAGAGATTGTTCTTGATACCAAATATTATTGATTCTATCGACCAAAGGTTTGATTGAATAGAACATCTCGACAACATCAGGCATCTTATCCTTGATGTAGTTCTGATCATTGTTCAGATAGTCCTCACATACTTGGTGCACCTTTGTGCCACGATTGGACGCCTTCCTGCTGACTCTATTCGCCTCTTCCTCGCCCACCCTCTGTCGCCACTTTTGTATGGAATCTTTCTTCTTGGCACCAATAACTGTGGTAACTGAAGGCAATACTGTACCATCAGGTAGAGTATAGTATCTTTTCCCATCAGGAAATGTCTGGGACTTGAGATCTTCTAGTTGTACAGGTGGGCAGTATATGAACATTGTATAGTCATTCCATGAGAAAGATAAATATATAGTAAACCATCATAACACGATATCTTGTTCGTGGCAATACAAATATTTTTGAAAATAGGTAATAATAATGGCAACAGATAATAGTTTGTTAACCTTTGTAAACGGTCAAACCGGCACAAACGTCTCCTTTGCGGGTGCAAATTCCGCAGTTAGCAACACTGGATCAATTTTAATTAGCTCCGCAACTTGTCATTTAGTTTTGCCGCCGGCAGCTTCAACAGCAACAGCAGCTACTGGTGAGTTTACAATCGAAGCATGGATAAATCCACGCTCTATAGCCACAAATACGGGTCTCGGTGGAGGCACGTCCATAGCAGTCAATAGCAACAGCTTAGGTACCTCACTTGGTTGGAATATTGAATTATGGAGAGTAAGTTCAACAACATTTAATTTAAAGGCTTATGTTGGTGGTACATCTTCGACGAATTCTGTAACGGGTACTAATGCTGGTTATGCTATCAACGCATGGCATCATATTGCGGTTGTTAGAGATAAGAGCAATGTCGTAAGATTATTTGTCGATGGAGTACCTGATGCTAATACGGTCACATATTCTGGAACATTACCTGATTCTGGCACAACACCATTTATAGGCAAATCCCAGATAGGTAGTGCTGCGAATCAATATGATGGATACATTACCAACTTTAGGTTTGTGAATAATCGCGCTTTGTATTCTGGAACATTTACTCCTTCAACTTCTCCATTAACGAGTACTGACGGCACGGCGATTTTGCTTACGGCACCTCAGAACAGTACCGGAACTTTATACAACGAAGTTTTTATTCAAGATAGTAGTAATAATAATTGGTTGGTTAGCAATGCATCAGATAATAGCAACACAACTTTTGCTACTCTTAGTACTTTAAGTCCATTCGCAACTACGTTGACCACAAATCCAGTAATCACAAATTCTATAATTGATTCTGCAATGTATGCATCCAATTCTATAACAGCAATTGGCGGTTCTGCCTATTCACCTACTGCTTATGCATTAAAAACATCTCAAATCAGTTTAAATGACCCAATGGTGAGAGCTCTTGCTGGTATAGGTTCCGGTCAAATCTCTTTTTCAAATTTTGTTGATAATACAATTTACACGCAAACATGGAGAAGTAGAATATCACGGTTGGCACTCTATAGCGTACCTGGTTCTACAACGACGATACATGGTTGGGCTAAAGATCAAGCTACAGCAAACGCTATAATATATAGTAATATTAATGTGTTGGCGACAGTAGGAGAAAGAGGAAATACTTTTGGAAATACTGCCGTAGGACTTTACGAACCTAATTCTCCAAATGGTGCTAATTCAATTCCTATTGTGGGTATAGTTTCAATCACCAACAATTTTGGTCCTGGTGGGGTTTATGTCTATGCTACCGGAAATACAGCGTCAACAAACTTACACGCAATAAGAATAGGAGCTAACACGGTAGGTGTAGGAAACCAAATATATGCAAATACTACCGGCGGATATCAAAACTTTGGAAACGCGACTGCTGGAAACGTAGGCGGTGTTTACTACACTTCAGGTAATGCCGCAGGACTTACTCAATACGGTTGGGCCGGTCAATCACTAGGTACAAATACCTATGCTCAAATCACTGGCTACTTAGCTAATATTGCAGCTGGTTCACCAACTAATACAGGAAACGTTACAACTTTTTACGTTACTTGATTAAGCCAATAGGGAACATCTCGTCCTGCAATCTTGCCTTTCCATGACCAGAGATGTTCTTTGTTCGTTCTGTAATAGTTACGATATGACGCAATAGAATCACCAGGAACTTTACATGAGTCTGGCATTGCCGGTGTTGGTTCGGTGAATGGTGCAATCGCAATATTCATTGGTGCATCAATCAAATGCGGATACAATTCTTCGCACTTATGTTTCTTGCCGTAACGATAAGTATACTCTGAAAGGCATTCACGCAAAAGAGAAACTAGATAACCATAATTTTCTTTTGATTGACGAACCCATACGGCTGACGGATGATTGTTGTGTGTAGCCGAGTATATCACCGACTCACGGTCATCATTTAAAATCCAACGCTTAACATTCCGACCTGTTTTAGATTTTTGTACAGTCGGTGTACCATCAATAACACGGTGTGCTGTTGAGAGTAGTTGGCAATACTCTAAAATCATCTTAACGCAATGCTTATCAACATGATACTCAGCACACTTGACCGTATCTGGGTCAAGATAAAAAATATTCATAACAAAAAATTCACTCTATTGCTTTTTACCAAAACTCCATCCTGTCGCAAATCCGAATTTCTTCAGTTTGACCAAGGACTTCTCTGTGCGATCACCGATATCCGTGCGATAGTGTGGATCATTACCTAGTTTGATTTTCTTGACAATCTTGTATGCATTGTCTTTGGCTTCCATTATAGAATCACCAGTGCCAGTACAAACAAGAATGTATGTGCCGGCAGTACCCCACTCAGGCATATCTTCCACCAATTCGCCGTCAACCATCTTGACCGCCTTAGTTAATTTTAACTCACAAGGGTGTACGTTGTCAAGCTCTGAGTCGGTAAGATCGTCGGTTAAGATTGGAAAGTCTAAGTATTCTTCCAGTTCTTTCTTCATGAATGGAAAATCCGAATTTGCCATCACGACACCAATACAGGTTTGTAATTCAACCTCTAGTGTATTCTTGCCGTTAATGCAATCGACCATCCACTCGGCAGGATCACCTTTATGCAATGGTTGTTGAATGTTCCAACATGGGTAACCAGGTCGAACTGTCCATTCCATTGGCCATGGCGTTCCATCTTTTTCATCAATAATACAATTGATATCAACGATACCAACATATTTCAATTTGTGTAAAAGATCCTCGGCTGGTTTTAAAACCATATCAGCAAGTTTGGATTCTTTAACGTATCGGGTAACTGTACCCATTTCTCCGGTATTAACACCAAGATCGTTGTTCATGTGTTTCTTAAATTCAAAACACTCTAGCCAAAAAGGCATCCATCCAGCAGGTCCAAAAATACCAGTGCATGAAAACTCCATACCTGATTTGAACTCTTGTAGAATGAATTTAGAAGCCTTCGCTCCCTTCTCCTTACGCTTAGAGAGAAACCCAATTAGATCAGCTTCGTCCTTACCTACGTAGGAGAGAGTCTTGTCCTCCTCTTCTCCACACGGTTTACAGACGTACCGTTTTGGATTCTCTTTGATGTATTTGATGGCTGCATCATAGTTGGAAAACTCAACTGATGGTATAACTGAACCACCAAATTCTTTAATGGAATCTTGACCATACATACGATCAAGTTCTAGTCTAGCCGCCTTTTTACCAGGTCCAAATACAGGATATCCTTTGTCGATGAGAACCTGAATCTCGTCCATGAGTTTCATATTATCAGCAACAAAAATTAAATCGGCTACATCAACATACTTTTTCCAGTTATCGATTTTATCCACAAGGCCTTCACCGATTGGTTTGGCCTTTGGTTCTTTTGTATATAATTTAACTGTGTGTCCTGCGGCTATACACCGCAGGCACCAATCTAAAGTTAAACCACCTGAATCGAGTACTAGGATTAACATGGATATCCTTATTGTTTGATTTGGAGTATCCAGTTATTTATTCACCCGACCTTTTAGGTTGCTGGCGAATCAATCTTAGCAGGCTTTGAACCTTTTAAACGTTCAACTTTTTTAGCAATATCATCAGCTGTGACCATTTGCATTACTAATTGCTTAAATAATTCATACCCTTCTGTGACAGTCAACGTGGACTTTGATCCAGAACCGGCAGAATCAGAGAAAAATATGGCACAACCACCTTTTACCAATGGAGCAATTTCTGCAACATGGTCTAGATTGATAATAACAGGACATCTCTTTTCAACCGAATTTACTTCAATAAACAAACTCATTATTCTTCTCCTTGGTCATTAGAACCATTATGGTTTCTCATTTTCTTGTATCGGGCATTCTTTTCGTGCAATTCAGATTCAACTACAGATTTCTTAACCACACCTCGTTGATGTGGATCGGCAATCTGTGACAGCATTATCTTCGCGGCTTTACTCATCTTATAATCTTTCGTCGCATTAATCATTCTTCATCCTCTTATCACAATCTTGAACTCTAATCAAATACACAGCATCTTGGCCATATGGACGTACAAAGAAACATTCTCCTTTGATAGACCACACTATATGATTCTGAATGCCATCTTTATATACTCTCATATCAGAAGGTTTCTGAACCACATCGACCAAATTTACAATCATTGTTCCCGCCACTACACAGAGTGCCAACAAGAACAAACTTATTGAGTGTTTGCCCACCCAAGCATAAAAATTATTTAACATGAGTGACCTTATATAGTGCATATGAAACAACAAAAAATATAACTAAAACAAAATAAAACCAAAAGGCTTTATATGATTGTTGTAAGTAATATTCTTTTTCTAATTGGCAAATATCTCTTTGCCCAAGAACCATTGGTGGTGCTTCGGATTCTCCACCCAACATATCGACGGTCTTTTGTAATTCTTTGAGCCGTCTACTCGCTGAAATGTAATGAATAATAGAGATCAAGATTAGTCCCAGAGTCCCTTAAAGTATTTACCAAACAATGTAGTACCACGCTGAATACGATCATGGTGTTTATTGAATCCTTCAATATCAAAATGGCTTGTATCATTTGGTCCTTTCACCATTTCACTCAACCCATCATCACGTTTGATGAACTGTATATCCGACTCACCAGAATGAAACTGTGCATCGTTATCATCATCGTTTAGTTGTTCAAATGCCCAAATCATTTCATCCATGACCCAATTCCAACGATCATGTATGTTAGGCGATAAATCGGTATCAGACTTATAGAAATCAAAGGTGAGTTGATTGTCATAATCTTCTGTTGATGTTCCACGCAATTCTACAGGAACGTCCTCAAGATCGACCATTGTAGAACCATGCTTAGTCGCTTTGAGTTGCTTAAGCATCGGAAGAATGATAGGCGCAAGTGTACCGTCCACACTCCAAGTATCGTACTTGTCAATACGAATTTTGATCTTACGCTTCTTTTTATTCTCAACCCATTGGCAAACGTTTGTCAACCAATCAATGTTGGATAGACGATCTCCAAAATCGTAAACCTTTTTTGATGTGCGAGAAAATCCATATTCGTCCTTTTCTTTAGGAACCCAGAACATTAGTTTCTCTGCAATTTGGTAGGGACCAATCCAGTTACGGTATGGCCCTATGTAAATTTTCATTTCAAATCCTTTTTAAGTATGTAGCGCGTTTCTTATACATTCTTTTTGGAAGAACGCAAAGAGAAATACTTCAATTTGAAGTCATCTGCTTTTGGTTCATAATTAATATAACCGCGAGGGTTACAGATTACGCGGGTCTTATTAACTTTGTAATCAAATGGATAATGTGTGTGACCGTGTGTCCAAATCTTGATCTGAGGAAATTCCTGCATCAGATATTCTAGGTCAGAACTATAGGCACCATTAATTTGCTTCTCATGTATATAACGTTGATGTGTCGATTGCTTGCTTGGCGCATGATGGCCAACAACAACAAACGTACCTTTTGGATTCAACTGTATAGCTGCCTTGATATAAGCTATCATGTCAATATGATCCCGATACGCAACTTCTGTAGTAAACCAGGAAGTGCCGGATTCTTCCGTTCCATTTCGAACAATACGAAAATCGTTCATTGCATTAGCACAAGTGAGCATCGTCAGAGGATTGTGTTGATTGAAATCAGTCCACAACGTACCACCAACAAACGTCACATCATTCAAAACAAACATACTTTTTTCGAGAAAGTGTAAGTTGGGGAGATACGAAAACGCATCACTAATAATATTAGCCGACTGTTCAAAGTCTCCGTGATAATGTTCATGATTACCCATCACATATACAACGTGAGGAAACTCCGAACAAGCTTGTTGCATGAACTTGTGATAACGATCAGACTGTGTGCCTTCACCAACAATGTTTACTGTATTGTCAACACGGCCAAGTTTACTGGCAACAAGAATGTCACCTGATAAAATCAGTACATCGGCCTTTTTCGTGTTCTTGATCTCGAGCTGGCCAAACTCAAGATGAATATCACTAGCTAGTGCGAACTTCATTTTAATGCCTCATTGGCTTATCAATATCTGGAGAGTTAATTATAGTCTCTTCGGCACATTTAAGCAAGGCCAAAAATACATTTTCACCACCAACAGTTTGTGCCAATTGCACCATTCTGGACATCAATATTGCCATTAACTGTATTGGATCCACGTTAAATGTTTGTACGCAAGTGACAAGGTAGGTGTCTATACCTTCTACCAATTCGGCAAGATCATCATCCGATATCCTACTCATTCGTCTTTTGCTCTAAAACGATACCGGTTAACAAACGATAACGGCTAATCTGATTGGCCAGATCTTTTTCTTTTTCATCTGCTCGATCAAGCATATTTTCATAGGCAGTCGTTAGTTCTTTCAGTTTGTTTTTTGTATACCATTCTTCCCGCAGAACAGATTCGAAAGTACGAAACAACTTATCAAACTTCAATTGATATAATTGTTCAAGACCCATGGTAATATTGGTAATCTTATCACGATTGAAGTCATCGTGTTCACAAACAGACTCAGACAGAATTTTTAGATCATCAACAACGTGCCAACAATCCATAATCTGTTGTTCTAAATCAAAACGGTCAGCCATAAATTATACCTCTTTATCAAAATTAAGTTCAATACTATGAACAGAATCCCACCGGAACGACCGCCAAGCATTGGATTCGGTATCATATACCGCCAATGCATTGATGGATGGAATCTTTTTCTTTCTACCAGGAAGATCAATTTCTTCCATCAAATCTTTACCTGAAGTAATATCTTTCATTTCATCTGTATGTTCTGCATGAGGAATAATTCCATGCGCCAACGTACATTTCATTCTACGATTTGTTCCATCTTTTTTGGTAAAATTAATAGTGACTATGCCTACGCGAAGTAAACTTTTTAACCATTCTTTCGACGTATTGTTATCAAATGTTGTATTAAGCTCTTTCATATTTTTCCTTTTTCACTTTTTGTGTTATTTTTTTCATATTGTTGTTTCCAGTATTTGTTCACTAATTTCATTTTGTCCATAGCATTATCAATTTTCTTAACGTTATTAATATGGTCGCAATAGTCTTTTAGTGCTTGTGAGTATTCTTCTTTGGTAACCATTTTACTCTTGTGCTTCAAATGGATCGGACTTTAATTTGTCGATATATTGTTGGACTAATTGGTCTTTGTTTGGATCATCAGCAAGAAAATCTAATAGAATGTACTCAGCAAATTTTTGCATCGTGAGTAAAGTGACTCCGCCTGCACACCAACTATAGTTTAGTTCGCGTACTATCATGGCTTTTTTTGAAAATTCTACGATTTTCTTACTCATTTCACCCCTTTTTAACTTTCCAACCAAGAAGAAAAATAGCCACTTTTATTTGGTGATTAAACCTAAGTGGCTCTTGTTCGGGATTAGCGGCACGTTCGCCAAATATTTCACTAATCTTGTCGCAGATTGTATTTATGTGTTCGTCAGTTAAGGGACTATTCGAGTTCATCGAATGTAAACCACTCAGAGATTTCTAACATAACAGCATCGTGTATACTCATTTCAATCACTGATTGGCTAGGATTCATATCGTGTTTATGAGCTTTAGAAAACCCATGGCGAATACCTTCTTCGACACATTTTTCAATCAACGAATATGTTTTTGCTTTCATTAAAGTTAACCCCATTGTGAAGCCATCGCATCTGCTATGCCTTGATAAGTAACTGACCGCAATTTCCATCTTGGTGGTCTATTCTTTTGACCTGGTGGTATTTTATTTTGACCAGACGGTGTTTGGTTTGCCCGTCGTGCCTGTTTACCACCAGGTAATACATTAGTATACACTAGTTGAGGGAGGTTTTTCAACCATAAACAGGTAGCCTTTGAAGCATCTTCACCAAATTGCCATGGTTGGATAATTTGGTCTGGCTTGCGGAGTTTGGTTGACAGGCAACCAATTGGATTCTCAACTGCAATTTTTTCAATGGGAGAATCCAACAAATTACGAACAAACTGAATTGCTTCGTTTGTCAATTGTTGCCTCCCTGGCCTTTTGTTGTTCCAATGTAAGCCAGATGCGGAGAGATATGTACACGGCGGGTGTGCTATCATTAAATCCCACGGTAGAATGTTGGCAACTTGAATTGCATCCATTTGATGGTGATAAGGTGAACTATCATCGGCCGGTAACAGATCACACGACCATGCGTCATGTCCGCGAGACCGAAAGGCCTCACGGACAACACCAGAGAATTCACAGGCAATCAAAACACGCATCATATTATGCAAAGAGTACGGCCGCACCAAAGGCAAATACAATTAAAAACTCAGTAATCAAATAAAAAATATCTAAAGTATTCATTATGAGATCCTCATAACTACAACAAACATACCAAGAATAAATCCAGCAATAAAAGGAAGAATATTATCTTCTAATAACATTACAAGTTTATTTAAAAAGTTCATACTGTTTTAACCTCTCGACGGTGGCATTGATATGCCTTTCCATGGATTTTCCGTACTATATTCCGGACCTTTTGGACCTTCTGGATGATCCAGAACTTCAATCAGATTAACCAGACGTTGTTCTAGCACATACAGACGTTCAAGAATTGGGTCTGCTTTTGGAACATCTTCCCACATATCAGAAATCTCGTTACTTCGCTCGCGATTAGTAACAGTGAGCATCACACAATTATATAGATCGCCGAGATCTTCTCTCGAAAGATTCAAACTGCAATTCATTTTTTTATTCCTTACCTTTCATTACTTGTTTAATGACAAACATATCATGTCCATCTTTGGCCATTTCGGCCGAATCATAAGTCTTGACAACTTCACTGTTGCCGTCTTGATAGAACAGGCAAGTTTCCCACTGATGTTTTGATGTTGAGTACGATATTAACTTATCAGGAAGCCGAACGGTTGAAATGGTAACACCATCAATCGTGGCGACCGAAATGATTCGACCAGGGTCATCAAGAGATTTAGCCATTGCTTGGAAATCACGTTTAAACATAATTATGCTGCCGGTGTAAGTGAGTCAATATGTTTGCAACGGCCACGAAATGTGAAACCATTGCAAGTGCAGGTCTTGAGGTTGGGGTCAATGTGATAAACATCTCCACGCGAACCTACGATACGAATAAGATTGGTTTGAATCACACGTTTAAAAGGATTCTTTTTGAGCTCGACAAACTTGCGGCGTGATCGATGAATGTTCATAGGATTATTAAAGTAAATTGCTTTAACTTTGCCATGTGGAATATATGCGACGGCTTTTGAACCATCGAACAAATAAATGTGATTGTATTTTTCAGACCATCCGTTGCCGGTGGTAATTTCTTGCATTGCGATCATAATAGAACCATTCTACAGGAGTTTAGCGTAAAAGGCAAGCATTATTTGCTTGTTTGCCACTTTATTCCATTTCACTTTCAATTTCCTTCAAAAGACTTTCTAATTCCAATTTAAATTGAAAAACATTTTTGTACATTTCACTGAGATTTTGCTCTTTGAGAAAAAGTGTAGCGAGTAATATGGCAACAAATACGCCAATTAATGCATTGGTGATAATTTGTTCCATTTAATAATTTTCACCAACAAAATCTAATGCTTCTGAAATACAAGAATCAGCGGCACTCAAAACACTTTCGGTTTCTGTTGCACCACATTTAATCGCTTCGTGATAAACATCAGAAATTAGGCGTTGTGCTTTTTCCAACTTTTCAATTTGTTCATTTGTCATTTTCATTACGCGATTTTCCTTTCTTCGTAATACTTGATCATAAATTCCACAGTTTTCTTTACTTCAGTATTGGTTACCATCAGCGTGGATAAAATACCTTCTATAGTACCCAGCTGGCGCACCAACAGAATCTCTGAACTATCTGTGGGGTGTGCGGCTTTGATGGCATCCCGCAGCTGCGTCAACTTATCAATATTGCTCATTATGCTGCCACCACTGCATCATGCTTCTTGAGCGCACGAATGACGGCAAGAACAATGCCGAGTTCATTACGACCTGTCTCATGACCCCATTTGACCGCATCGACACATTCAGAGATGATCTTGTCGTCCATGGAGTAACTCATGTCCTCAAAGTCATCGGGATTGCCTGTACGTTTTAAATAGTGCGTGCCGCCGTCCACCGCCACAGCGCCGCACTTGCAGTATACGAAGTCATGTACATGAGACGAAAATGGCTCGTCACCGCACTTCTTGCATCGAATTTGATTTACTAGAATCATAACATCTCCTACGCTGCAACCGCAAAACCAGACGTTGACTTACGAGCCT